GGTAGCACAGAGACAAGAGCTACAGAGACTTCAACTGGTGCTGGTAGTGCTGACTTAATAAACTCAACAGAGGGTGTGTTATATGCAGAGATAGCTGCTTTGGCTGATGATGACACAAGTTATAGGGCTATATTTATAAATGATGGCACAAATAATAATAGAGTTGGTATAAGATTTTCTAACACCACAAATGAAATACAAGCGTTATCATATAAAGATGCATCTTTGCAAGGTTTTGGAGATTACACACTTAGTAATTCAGAACACTTTAACAAAATAGCATTTAAATATAAAGCCAATGATTTTGCTTTATGGATAAATGGTGTAGAAGTTGATACTGATACATCAGGTGATGTTTATACAGTTGGCACTTTAAACAATATAGATTTTTCTGCCATAGGTGGACAAGTTTTCTACGGTAAAGTAAAAGCACTAGCAGTATTTAATGAGGCTTTAAGTGATAGCGAACTAACACAACTAACAACGTAATGAGTTTAAGATTAACAGAAATATGCTACCCAGAGGTAAAGAGTTACTACATCGTTTGGAACGATAGTGATACGATAGTATCGTATGGAGTGCTAGAAACCTATCAATGCTTAGAGACTAAGTGGGACAATGTAGACTTATATACTAAGGAAATAGATTGGATAAACATATTAATAGATAACGGTATTAACCCTTTTCCAGAGCAATGATAGTATCAGCTAAAATAGACGAAAAAGAACTTAAACAAATTATAAAAGATTTGGATAAGTTATTTCCTAGCTCAGACACTAAGCTAAGAGCTACTCTTAGAAGTGCTTTGAGAAAGTCTGCTACTCCTTTGAGAAGTGAGCTTAGAACGAATATAAAGAATGATATTAAGCCGTTAAGACCAAGTGCTGAATCTGATAAAACTGGACAGCTTGTTAAGTCTATAGGTATAATAAACGGAAAGACTAAAGGAGGGAGAAAGCCTAGCGTTTATGTAGGACCAAGAGTAAAGGGTAGTTTTTCATCTAAAGATAAAACTGGATTTTACTTTTACTTTCACGAGTATGGATATTATAACGCTCCACCATTAAGAATGCTTGACAAGACAGCAAGAGCAAAAGGGCAACAAGTAATGGATAGTGTAATTACTAAACTCAAAACGATTATAGAAAAACGATTTGCTAAAACAATGAAGTAATGGAGATAGGTAAAGTAATATATAATATTTTAAGCAACGACTCAAACGTAGCTCCTTTAGTTACTACAAGTGGCAACTTAAGAATCTTTCCTAGTCGTTACAATTTCCCTACAGACGTTAAGTTACCATACATTACTTATCAGATGTTTGGAGATGAGCCTAACAACACTAAGAACGGTGTGAGTGAGTACGACTATGTAAGAGTGCAGATAAGCTTTTACCATAACAACTACGCTGACTTAGTAACTTTAGCTGGGCATATTCGTACAGCTTTAGACTACGTTAGTGGCACTTATAGTGGTGTAGTAGTAGATAAGATATTTTACCAAGACCAGAACGAGCTATACGATGATAGTGCTGGTTCTATTGGTTTGTATGGTATAGCACAAGATTACAGATTTAACATAAATAGATAGATATGGAAACCTATAAAGTAAAGATAAAAAAAGACATCGAATGTAGAGGAGTAGAATACAAAGAAGGCGAATCTTACAAAGTAGTAAGAGCAGTCTTTAACTTCTTACAGCATAACGATGCAATAGATACAACAAAGAAAAAATCTAAGAAGAAGGAAACTTCTGAGGATTTAGATATTAGCTAATTATAAATTTTAAAATTAAAAGAAAATGGCAATTTTTAACGGAACGGATTTAATCCTAAAGGTGTCTCCTGGTAGTACTGCTGGTACTCCAGATACACCAGTAAAGTTGATGCATTCTCAGAATGTTTCAATTTCAATGAATGTAGATACAATAGACATTTCAACTAAAGACTCTTCTGGTTGGAGAGATTTGTTAGGTGGTCAAAAGTCTTTTAGCCTTAGTGCTGATGGTCTTATGGACTTTGAAGCTACTGCTGGAGATACTGATGTAGCAGAATTATTTGAACAAATGTTTGACAGAGACGATGTTTCTTTTATATTTGGTTTGACTGATGCTGCTGGTTATACTATGAGTGGTAACGGCTACCTTACTAGTTTAGAAATTTCTGGAGGTACAGAAGATGCACCAACTTACTCTTGCACAATAGAGGGAACTGGAGCTTTAACTAAGTCATAATTGATTTCTTTGTTGGTTGGGGATTGTGCTACGGCACGTCTCCCAACTAGCAATAACTTAAACTAACAAAGATATGTACGAAATTGTAATAATAAACGGTAAGGATTACCCAGTAAGATTTGGAATGAACTCGTTGAGGTTATTCTGTAAAGATACTGGAAGAAGTTTAGCTGACTTAGATAAGCTAGGAGATGGTATGAGTTTAGACGATGCTTGTTATCTAATCCTAAACGGAATAAAAGATGGCTCTAGAGTGAGTGGTCAAGAATGTTCTTTAAATGTTGATGATGTCGCTGACTTGCTAGATGAAGATTTTGAGGCACTAAATAAAGTGCTAGAGATATTCTCTAATCAATTCTCTGCTAAATTTGAGACAGAGGGAAACGTGAAAGCTCCGAAAGGAGCGAAGAAAAAGAAGTAACTTGGGATAGTTTAGAAGCTATTGGTTATGGCTTCGGATTACTACCTAAAGACTTTTGGAGTCTAACCTTTCATGAGTTTATCTGTATGCAAAAGGGCGTAAATGATAGAGTAGAGAAAGAACAGCAATGGGAGTGGGAACGAGTACGCTGGTTAGCTTGTGTTAATTTACAGCCACATACAAAGAAAGGACAAAACCTAACACCACAAAAGCTGATGAAGTTTGATTGGGAGAAAAAGAAAGTTAAGACCGACATTAAGAAACAAAAGAAGAGAGCAGAATATATTAAAAAGAAATACGAATTGCTAAATAAAGACAATGGCTGAGAAAACATTAAGTATTAAAATACTACTAAACGATAAGCAATTTATGTCTAGTCTAAGAAAGACTAGCTCGTTTATGAAAAAATGGGGGCGTAATCTACAAAAGACTGGACAGAATTTAACTCGTAATTTAACTCTCCCTATTTTAGCTTTTGGTGCAGCTAGTGTTAAGGCTTTTGATGACCAAGTAAAAGCTGAAACTAAGTTAAGAACATCTCTTAAAGGTAATGAAGAGGCTTTTGCAAGGTTAGCTAAACAAGCAAGAGAATTACAAAAAGAAACATTATTTGGCGATGAGGCTACTATTGAGGCTCAGTCTTTCTTAGCGCAGCTAGGACTTAATGAACAAGCTATATTAAAACTTACTCCATTAATTCAAGACTTTGCAACAGCACAAGGTATAGGGTTAACAGATGCAGCTAAATTAGTAGCTAAATCAGTTGGCTCAAGCACAAACGCTTTAAGTCGTTACGGAATACAAATAGAAGGAGCTGTAGGTAGTGCAGATAGATTAGACTCTGCTGTAGGAGCTTTATCTACTGCTTTTGGTGGACAAGCTAAGGCAATAGCTAAAGAAGGTCTAGGACCACTAACACAGCTAAAGAATGAGCTTGGAGATGTTTCTGAGGAGTTTGGTAAATTAGTTTTAGAGCAAATAGAGCCATTAAAACAATCATTGCAAGGGTTAGCTGAAAGACTAAGAAACTTAACACCAGCACAAAAAGAGAACATAGTACAATTTGCTAAATACGCTGCATTGATTGGACCAGCTTTGATTGTATTAGGTAAACTAGCTACGGCTATTGGAGGTATAATAAAAGCTATGAGAACACTTACTGCTTTAGCTATTGCTAATCCTTTTGTATTGCTAGGAACGGCTGTAACGGCTTTAGTTGGTATAATGGGCTTTGCTATAATAGACACAGAGAAGTTTATTAAAACGGCTTTACAGATGGGTAAGGTTGGAAAGTTCATAGCTAAAGTAGTGCTAGGAGCATTGAGTGCAATATCTCCTAAATATCAAGCTTACTTTGCAGTAATAGATAAGGTTGGTACATCTCTTGATGAGCAAGAAGGCAAGTTAAAAGATTCTACTAAAGAGATAGATGCTAATAAAGATGCAGTAGATAAATTAAATACATCTCTACAAAATCTAAATAACACACAACAAGGAGGAGAAGCTCCACCAAGTAGAACAACTATAACTGGTAAAAAGGTTGGACCACTAGCACAAGAAAAAGGATTTGGAGTAACAACTCCATCTAAAATAACTGAAACTGCAACAGCTGTTGATGTGCTAGGAGGTTCTTTAACAAAGTTAGAGCAAATAGGTTTACAATTAGAAAGTACTTTTGTTAATGCTTTTAGCTCAATGCAAGAAGGGGCTGAACTTAGTTTTAAGGCTATTGGTAAAGTTGCTTTAAATGCTGCTAGAGATGTTATTAAGGCTAAACTTAGTGAGGCAATAGCTACTCAAATAGCTAAAATTTTAATTAGTGTACCATTTCCTTTAAATGTTGGAATAGCTGCTGGAGCTGGGGCAGCAGTCGGAGGATTATTTAATAAGGCAATTCCAGCCTTTGCCGATGGTGGTATTGTATCTGGTCCAACAGTAGGACTTATGGGAGAATATGCTGGAGCTAATACCAATCCAGAAGTAATTGCTCCATTGAATAAGTTAAAAGATATGATAGGAGGGCAAACGGTACAAGTACAAGGAATGATAAGTGGAGAGGATATATTCTTATCAAATGACAGATACTCACGAAGAAAAAATAGTTATTAATGGCATACGAAATTACAAATAGAGCAAAGTTTAAAGATGACAATGGCATCTATTACGAGTTACATATATTGAAAGATAATTATGTAGGCTCTATTAGTGAGTTCAATGTAGGTGGAGATGGTTTTAAATTATCTTATAAAGGAAGAGGAGAAAGAGTAGACACTGCAATACATTCATCAGAAATTACCTTTGAGTTTGTTTTAAGAGATAACGATGACAGAAATAGAATTTTAGATATAATGTCTCAACAAGAGGGTAAGTATATAGCTAGAATCTATATGAATAATGCTGGTACAGAAGTAGATTTTGAATCAGTATCTCCAGTAGGTAGATTTTGGACTGGTATAATTATTATGAATGAGTCTATTATGGAAGATATAGACTATCCTCAAATAATAAAGCTAAGAGCGATTGATGGATTAGAGCTTTTAAAATCTAAGCAAATAAATGAAATATCTAATATCTATAATGAACGAACTAATGAAACTGATGCAACTATAAAAGTAGCTGATAGTAACGGAGATTTCGAAGGAGGATACTATACCTTTCAATCAATTATTTTAGGGATATTAAACCAAAATCCTATTACTGAGGTATTCACAGATAATGTAGCAACTGACTTTTTATATCTATTTGCTGGTAATTGGTGGAGTAGCAAAACGAATGTAACAGAA